TCATCAGCATTGGTATGGCGTGGTGGTTACAATTGTAGACACATATGGGGTAAAATCCGTTACAGAAAAGATGCCACAATTGTAAACAAGGCGTCAATTAACAAAGGTAAAATTACAGAAGGAGATTTTCCAACTGATAAAGGTGGTGAGTTTGACATCTTAGGTTACCCTCAACCAGATACTGTTACCAATAGAACATTAGGTAATCCAAGTCCATCTACAATTAGAAACTTAGGATTAGCAAAACATAAGATGGAAATTGTACCACCAAATGTAAATGTTTATGGTGTACATACATTGTACTTCCAAATGTGTCCTGGTGCGCAAGCTACCTTCGAGCATCTTGTATCAATGGATAATGATGAGGATACGAAAGGAATGATTAGAAGTGCAGCACAAATAGCAGATAACGTATTCAGAATTGAATATGAAGTTATCAAAGCAGAAAGTGCAACACAACATCAGTATGAGGAAGCTGTAATACTAGTAAGTGACTTTAAAGATTTAATGAGTGAGATAGACGAAGAGAGTGGAATGATGCACGATGTATCATATATGGATGGTCATATCGAAAAGATTGCGTCTTATCTAAAAGAGGATATGGGTTATGATGTAAGTACCATTGTGGGCTATACAGACCCAGGAATACGCCGTCCAAAGAAAAGAAGAGATAGCTTTGAATCATATACAGACTACCCAGAATCGGCTAAAAATGCTGCTAAAAAAGCATTGGATTGGGCTGAGAAAAACGGATGGGGTTCTTGTGGAACACCAGTTGGTAAAATGCGTGCTAATCAATTAGCTAAAGGAGAACCAATATCAGAAGAAACAATATCAAGAATGGCTTCATTTGCAAGACACGCACAGAATAAAGATGTACCATATTCAGAAGGATGTGGTGGTCTTATGTGGGATGCTTGGGGTGGAACAGCCGGTATTGAATGGGCGTCAAACAAACTGGAAGAGATTAATAAAACTAATATGTCTAAACAGCAATTCCAAGCTGACGACGAAAAGAGAATTGTTATCGGACCAGCAATGATACCGGACTTAAAGATATTCCGTAAGGATGTTGATGGTAATCCATATTATGTATTCTTCTCAGCAGAAAGTATTAAATTGATTGCTGAAAAGTATATGCGTTATAAGTACACTGATAACAATGACGAGATGCATAACGGTAAACCTGTTAAGGATGTTTATGTATATGAGTCTTGGATTAAAGAAGATAAGGAAGACAAGTCTAATAAGTATGGATATGGTGATTTACCAATCGGTACCTGGTTTGTTGCTATGAAGGTAAGAAATGACGATGTATGGAATAAGGTAAAGTCAGGAGAATTAAAAGGATTTAGTGTGTCTGGTTACTTTGAAGAGATAGCAAAGTTTGCAAAGGAAGAGATGTTCTTGCAAAGATTGGCTGAATTATTAAAGCGAGTAGATTAATTTGGAAATAAATACAGATCTATATATTTACTAATAGAGACTATAAATAAACTCAATAAAACAAAATAGAATTATGTCAACAAACAGCAAAAATGCAATCAAAGAGATAAAGAATTTGATGAAGCAATTTGGTTTCCTAGCTGACGAAACTGTTCTAGCGTCTTTCAAATTGGAAGACAATACAATTCTTCAAACAAAAGAATTAAAAGTAGGTGAGAAAATCACTAAAATTAATGATGCGTTTGAACAAGTTGCATTAGAAAACGGAACATATCGTTTAGTAGAAAACTTCGAGATCGAAGTTAAGGACGGCCAACTAGTACAAGTCAAAGAGATTTTCTTAGACGCAAAATTAGCAGATGGTACACAAATCAAAGTTGAGGGAGATTCTTTAATAGAAGGCGCAAAAGTAGTAGTAGTAACCGAAGAAGGTGAAGTACCAGCACCAGATGCAGTTCACGAACTAGCAGACGGTACTAAGGTAGAGACCAAAGCAGGGGTTGTTGTTATGATCAAAGCACCAGAAATGAAAGAAGAAGAAGCCCCAGAAAATATGCCAGATATGGCTGATGGAGAAGGCGATCCTGAAGAAGTTGAAATGGCCAAAATCTATGATATGCTAAAAGAATTTATCAAGAGAATGTCAGAAAAAATGGGATCAATGGAAAAGAAAATGTATGAAGTTGAGAATCAATTTAGTGCATTTAAAAAAGAACCAGCAGCAAGAAAGATCGCTGACGGTAAAACAGAATTTAATAAAGTTAACTCAGGTGACGACGATATGATCGCTGGCATTATGAAACTAAGAAATAAAACAAAATAAAAACAAAATATTATTAAAATGAAGAATTATTCAAAAGAAGATTTTAGTTATGTGGTATCAAGCATTAGTGGATTTACAGACCAATTAGGTGGTGAATTACTTGCTAAAGCGCTTATCGGTGCTACAACTCCAAAGTACGCAACTGTACGTTTGGGTATCAAAGGAACTCAACAATTAAACTTGTTGGATTCATCTCCATCTTTCCAAGCTGGTGCTTGCGGATGGAACGCATCTGGAACAACAACTTTTACTCAAAGAAGTATCACAGTATGTCCAGAAAGAGTTAACGAGGCATTATGCCCTGATGATTTGTATCCTACTTATCAATCAATGTTATTACAACCAGGTCAGTCTGAAACAGCTGTACCATTTGAAAATGTAATCGGTGATTTAAAAGTTAAACAAATCCAACAAAGAATTGAACAAAAGTTATGGCAAGCACTAACTGTTAGTGGTGACTGTTTCAATGGTTTCAAATCATTAATCTCAACAGGTACAACTGGTGTAGGTAACTCAAGTGGAACTACTTTTAGTACTGCTGCTTATGGTACTGCTGGTAACCCAATCACTGAGGTTGATAACTTAATAAACGCATTATCTGATGACGGTATGTCAAGAGAAGATTTAGTAGTGTTTATGTCATATGCAAACTTCCGTTTGTATGTACAAGCATTAACTAAAGCTAACTTCTTTGCTAACTATATCGGTGCTGCTGAAATCACTGGTAATATGGAAGCTATTCACCCTAACACAAATGTTAAGGTAGTTCCAACTATCGGTTTAGCAAGTTCTAACCAAGTAGTAGTAGGACCAAAAGCTTTCACAATCGTAGGATTTGACTTATTGTCTGACCACGAAGCTATGGAAATTTGGTACTCAAAAGATTTCAACGAAGTTAGATTCCGTGCAAACTACAACTACGGTGCGCAAATCGCATTGTTTGGTACAACAAAGTATTTTGCTACAAATAACTTAGCTTAAAATAAATAAAAACAAGTGGGGTGAAATGCCCCACAATTTTTAATAAACGAAAAACAATTAAATTTAAAATATTATGCCTTGCTATATATCTTCAGGATTAGAACTTGGATGTTCAGATGGAATCGGTGGTATTAAAAAAATCTATATCGTTGGTGGTGCTACTGGTGAAGTAACTGGTACAACTTACAACGCTTCAGGTGCTATCACTGGTGCTACATCTACAACTGGAACAACTATCTATGGTTTTGAATTGAAGAGAAACACATCAAGCTTATCTCAAAATGTAACCAAATCTTTCGAGAATGGTACAATATATTTTGAGCAAGTATTGACAGCTGTATTCTTCAAGTATGACCAAGATAAGAGAAACCAAGTTAAAATCTTATCACAAAATGACCAAATCCAAATCATTGCTATTGACCAAAATGATGTTCAATATTATTTAGGTCAAGTTAATGGAATGTACTTAAGTGGTGGTTCAGCTGCCACTGGTACTGCATTAGGCGATAGAAACGGTTTTGAACTTACCTTCACAGGTCAAGAACAAGAACCAGCTAGAGTTATCACTGGTGTTTTAGCTACAGTATTTACTGGTGCTACTATCAGCGGATAATTAATCTTTGACAACTTTACGTTGTGAATCCATATATCTATCTGTATGAGAAGGGCGCGATATGCGCCCTTTTCTATTTCATTTTGTAAAAATTTATATTTATTATTATAAGGACGTATATATGATAATTTTACAAAAAGGACAAGTTAACGAATTGGCGATGAATATTAATAATAATTCACGCACAGACTACACAGGTTACACATTGACATTTGTTCATATAATGTCACAAGAAATAAAAAGCTATTTAATTAACGTATCAAACCCAGCACAATTTGCTGAGAATGATAGATACTGCGAAATTGTACTTGACTTAGCTACAAGCGATTTAAACTATGAAGGTCAGTATCAATTAAAAATATATGGTAATGGTACAGCATTAGTCTTTACTGGTATTGTTGAGTTAGAGGGTTCACAAGAAGAACCATTCTTTACCACATATCAATCACCTAATGAGAATAATGAGAACTATATTTATATCCAATAATTTATGAACGAAGAAACAAAGAAAAAGCTACATAGAGTAGATTTTAAATCAGCATCATTACCAATCTTTTCAGAGGTATTCCAAAGAAGCCCTTGGGTATATTATGGCGAAAACAATTTAATGCCACAATATTTGATTGGTCAATATTTAAACTGTGCTATTCACAAAGCTGTAGTAACATCAAAGGTCGAACAAATAATGGGTGATGGTATCTTATCATTAAACAACCCAATGGCCACCATTAATTTAATTAATCCAAAAGAAAACGTTCAAGATGTAATGAAGAAATGTGCATTGGATTTAGTTCTATTTGGTGGATATTCATTAAATATTATTTGGTCAAAAGATAGAAAATCAATTGCTGAAATTTATCATCTTGACTTTAGCCGTGTTAGAAGCGGTAAGATTGATCCTGAATCAGATGATATTGAAAAGTATTTTTACTGTGCAGATTGGTCAAATACAAGAAGATTTGAAGTAACAGAATATGATACATTTAGCGCAGACGCTAAAGACCCATCACAAATTTTATATTATAAATGCTATCAACCATCAAACTCGTATTATCCAAACCCAGATTATTCTGGTGCAATGGCTGCAATACAAATTGATATTGAGATTAAAAACTTCCACAAGAATAACTTACAACGTGGTATGATGCCATCACTTTGGATTAACTATAACAATGGTCAACCAGGTGAAGAGGAAATGCGTATCATAGTAAGAGGATTGGAAGAACAATATGGTGGAACAGATAATGCTGGACAAGCGATTGTATCGTTTAATGAAAGCAAAGAAACTGCACCAGAAATTACACAAATTCAAGCTGGAGGAAATTCAGACTATTATCAACAAATATATGACGATATTATTCGTTCAATCTTGGCTGGCCACAGAGTTTCTTCTGGTGAGCTATTTGCTGTTACAACCGCAGGTAAATTAGGTGCCGCAAATGAAATTGTTGAGCATTCTGAATATTTCCGCAAGATGGTTATTATGCCATATCAAGCGGAACTTTTACCTATATTTAATAAGTTAGTTTCAATGAAGACAGGTAAGCCTACCACATTTGAAATTAAACCATTATCTATATTCAACAACCAAGGTGATAATACAGAAAGTGCAACAGACAAAGCACAGAAAGTATTGGATGGTATTAACTCATTATCTCCATTGGTTGCAAACAAAGTTCTTGAATCTATGACACCAAATGAAATACGTTCATTGGTTAATCTAGATGCAACTCCAGAAGGTGATGTTGTTCCAGCTGTTGCTGAAATTAATACAACAGATATTGTAACCCCGGTTGCAGCAGAATCACAAGTTGTTAATGAACATATCAAGGGACTTAAAGGACGTGAATATCAATCAATGATGCGTATTATACGCGAATACAATAAAGGTAAAATAAGCCGTGAACAAGCTGCCAATATGCTTAAAAGTGGATACGGATTCACTGATGACGAAATGGACACTTGGTTAGGTGAAGAAGAATATCAATACAATTAACTATGGGAGTATTATTAATATCCGAAATTAAATTAAAAGCATTTACAAATATCAACAAAAACGTTGATATGGATGTATTAAAAGCGGAAGTACAGATTGCACAGGACATCCATTTGCAAACTCTATTGGGTACAAAGTTCTATGATCATCTATTGAGTCAAGTGTCATCTACAGGTAACACATTCAATGGTGATGAATTAACCCTTGTAAACGACTATATCTCCCCGTATTTGATTCAAAAAGCATACGCTGAAGCAATCCCTCATCTTCACTATAGAACGATGAACAGAGCCATTGTACAGGGCGAAATGGAATCTGCTACTGCGGTTGATACTGACACGATGAAATACCTTCGTTCGATCCAGAATCAACGTGCTGATTTTTATATGACTAGACTACAAGATTATTTATTAATTGGTAGAGGTCAAAATCTATTCCCTGATTACTTATCTTCTTCTACAATTGATGGTATGCTACCAAATAAGCAAGAGAAGTACGTAAATGGAATCTATCTAAATAAGGTTAGCAGAACTGGATATGCATACAAGAATTTAAATATGCCAGTGTATAGTGAGATTGAGAATTCAAACCCTCCGTGTCAAGATTGCTATTAATGCCAACTAAGGAAGTAAAACAAAGACAAATTAAGAAATGAATACAGAATATATATTATTTGTATCAAACGCACTTACCGGTATAGCCGCTTGGTTTGCTGGTAGAAGAAGAAGTAATGCTGAGACGGACAACCAAGTCTTGCGTAATCTTGAATTATCAATAGGATTATACAAGAATATCATTGACGATCTTAAGCAAGAGATACAAGGATTAAACATAAAGATACAAGACCTTGAAAGAAAGGTTGAAGAATTATATACAGAAAACAAACAA